ATGGCATAATTGCAACAATTGATGCATGTAAATTACTACCGGTAAATGTATCGTATGCCAAAATAAGTTTTTCATATCGACTTGCAATTCTTAAATAATTAACAACATCAAATGTTGAATCAACTGCAAGATTTCCATTTTTATTATATAATTCGTATACAATTGCTCTTCCTGTTTGTCTTAAATCATTGATACCACCTGATGTTACATTTTCCTTTTCAGCAGGTTTATATAATCCTTCTGATACAACAAGTCTAAATTTTGTATTTCTTTGTGCAACCCTCATAAACTCACCTTGTAAATATAAATTTCTTGCAATTGTTAATCTTGTAGCATATAATATGTTATCAAAATCAAAATGAGAACCAGTATTTTTTAGAAATTTACCTATCGTAATACCTTTTTGCAACAAGGTTTTAGTGGTAAGTTCCTTATCCTTTATAAAATTAGGATTGTATTGAGGGTCAGGTAAATATATCATTATAATTCCTTAAATGGTTTTATTAATGGATTTGATGTTTGACCAATTGGATTTTCACCAAACGATTTCTGTTTTTTAGTGACAATTCTACCAATTTCTGTTGGTAATCCTAATGAAGCATTAGCACTTAATATACCATCATTTCTAAGTGCACCTATAAATTTACTATTATTATAATTATTATTATCACGAAGTTTACTTCTTGCCTCTGCAGAATCTAGCCTTCTTGTTGTAATATCACCAAAGTCTGCCTCAACATTTATTGCATTATTAATAATTTTATCAGCATCAATATTTACTTTGCGAATACCAAGACTTGAATTTAAAAGATAATCATTCATAATTGCCACTGTTGGTTCAACTGTTTGCGTAGTGTCAGTTGCAGTATTTACTATTGACCCTGCCGAACCAGAAGCACCTATCGCTCCTGCTGTTCCGGCTTTACCAGCCTCGGTTGCTGTCAATGCGTTTCCTTGAAGTGCACCATGGAATGTTGGTGCAGTAACACCGGCTGTAAACGTAGCAGATGTACCAAAATAATTTCTACCGTAATGTGTAACACTTTCACCACCAATCGTTCCTTGTTTACCTACAAGTGATACTGTATTACCTGCAATGTTTGTTGTATTTGCTGACATGACAATAGAACCTTCTGATGTAAGTGTTAGTGTATCACCAGTATTGTAATCAACGGTTCCTTCAACAAATTTTGTTTCATTACCTTTAATATGTGTTTCTTTATTATCAAGTGATATATCTGTATTAACACCTAATACATACTGTGCTCTATTTTTCTTAATTTCTGTTGTATGACTTTTTTCAACTGTTTGTTTAAAGTTACCATCTATTGTTGATATCTCATTACCGTGTACTTTTGTTTTAAGATTACCACCAACCTCTAGGTTCATATCACCATCTACTTTAAAATTTAAATTACCTTTATAATGTACATCGCCATTTCGTTCAACAATCATCTTATGGTCGTTACCAACAATTTCTACCTTATTGCCTTCCTCGCCACTTGATATAATAACAGTGCCGTCTGATCTTATTTCAATACCAGCCTTTGAACTGTGTAATATAACTATTCTTTGTGTGCCAGGTGTATCGTCCATTTCAAATACATGGCCACCCTCTGTTTCTCTAACACTATTTTTTGTATATTTTGAACCTATTAATGGTTGTAAACCCAAACCCAACCCTTTATCGCCACCGCTAACATATACCTCGTTAACCTTATGTCCTCTTACAGCCTTATTAAGTGATGATTGGTCTATGTGTTCTATTTTAGGATATTCACCAGTCGGATCAGAAAATCCTCTGTCACCTAATATTTTATTTTTTGGTCTTGCCATTATTCTATTTCCGTGTCAATTAAATCTTGTCTTGTTATTGTATTTGCACTTGCTTGTTTATTATTTTTCTTTCCAAATAATGTTTCAATGTATGTATCTGCTGAAAAACCTATGTCATTTAATTCTGGCGATGCATAAACTTGTATACCAGGAAACATATTATATGCAACCTCTAATAACGTTTGAAGAGAATACCAACTACTTGTTGTTCCACTATTAACTGCAAGTTTTGCATTTTCTGTTCCAATAGGTACATTAAAACCTGCGGGTAATGCAACAACAACTGCATTTTTATAATCTATTCTACTTGGATAATTTGCAGCAATATCAAGAGGTCGACCTCTCTGTATTCTACCATCTTTTCGTATAAGGTAATGATATGGTATTCCATCAAATGGTGCAAAATTTTCACTTGAATATAATTCTTGAAAATCTTTAGCCTCAAAATTATCGTCTAAAAATTCCTCTGTATATTCAATTATAATTTGTGAAAATTCCCTTTCAGAGTTTCTAAACTCTAACATTAATTCCTCTACTGTACTGACAAATGTAAATTGATAATCATCAGATGTATTTTTTCCATTAAAATCTTTTACACTATTTACAATAACCTCATCAACGCTAAGGGTAAAGGGTAAATTTGTCTCTATTACAGAATTTGTATTAGTGTCTCCTGTAACAGCATCTGTAATATTTACCCCTAAGTCTGATTGTAAAAATGATGTTAAATTAGAAACAACTTCGTTAATATTTGTAAACTCTGTTACAAAATTATTTGCAACACCTTGTGCAGATAAATTATTTAATAATGCATCCGCCAAACTAGCATTTGTACCAACAGAAAAATTTTGAATTACACTGGTAATTCCAGAAGTATCATTTGATATTTTATTTAATGTTTTATCAATACCTAAAGGATTTGTATTGGATATGGCAGACTCTAAAAAACCATCATCGACAGATATACCAGTGATAGTTGCAATATTTGATTTTTGTGTTGATGTTTTTTTAAGTTCAAGTGCAACATCTTCACTTATTTTACCTACAATGGGTGAAAGTGTGTCCTTTTCCAAATCCAATCCTTCATCGGCAACGACCTCAAAACCATCAATAATATCACCAACCTTTTTACCTTTGGCCTTAAATAATGAATTAAAATCATTAGATGACTGAATACCTTTATTATTTAATTCAGTAATATTAACTGTATTTTTTACAGTTTTTAATGATGTATTTATTTTATCTAATGATACCATTTAATTACCTTTTGTAAATGCAACCAAAAAATCCCTTGCAGTTTTTCTTCTTGCCTTTTTCTTTTCCAAACTTTGGTCTTTAGGATTTTCATATTTAGTCATAAAAATATCCGAGGCCTCTTCAATCGTTTCTGCATCAATCAATTGTTTTTTTCCAAGGTCAGAATATGTATCCAACTCGTACGTAATAAAACTTAATTGATGATACATTGTATTAATAGGTATACCTTTAGCTCTTTCCTCTAGTTCATCTCGTCTTGATTTAAGAGTCCATTGTGCTATACCATATCCAGGCCCTGTTACCAATTTACCTGTGCCATCATCAATAAGTTCCTTCTGATCTGGTTTTAATTGTTTATTTACTCCAGCTGGGTCGTTAGGATCTGTACCTTCATGCCACAAATTACCTAGTATTGCAGCTGATACCATAGGTGAATATCCGCCGCCTGCTGTAGACTGAAACCATAAAAATGCCTTTTCATTATTTGTACTACCTGGTAAAAATTTATCAGGGTCGTTAAAAAAGGGTTTTTCAACTGGTATTCTAAAATCATGTGGTGATGGTAATGTAATATTAAAATCGAATTTTGTTTCCTTTAATAAATCATCTCTTTGATAATTTGGTACACTACCTAATATTATAGGTTCCTGAGCATTATCACCATCTGCGAATATACCATATACAGTTGAAAAAGGTTTTAATGCTGGATTTAATCCTATACCTGATACACCTGCCTCAGTTGTTGGTATGACAGCTGATGCCCAAGGTAAACCTTTTACAGGTATATCATTTTCATTTTCTGTATGAATACCAAATATACGAACCTGTACACGTCCTAATTGTAACGGGTCATTTACATTAATAACCCTTCCATAAAAGGATTTATAAACATTACCATAATAATTTGTATTAACAGTGATTGTCATTATATTACTCCAATGCCTTCACCGGCAAAAAAGTCAACAAGTGTCTGTGTATCCTGACCACCTGACGATGATACTCGTAAATTTGAAGGTGCAGTTGTTTCCAGTTTACATAAATCCATATTAACAGTATAGTCGTCCGGTTTAAACATGTGAACAACATTTGTAACTAATTGTTTACCTGATAATCTTTTATCAACCTCATGTTTGTCCTCAACTAATTTTAGAAATTCAACTTCGATTAAATTACCTACTGCTCTATTAATATCATCATGTATAAAATTAATACCTTTAACAGTAACCTGTATTTTTCTTTTATATAATAAATTTAATATTGCAGATGAATTTACCTTTTGTGCATAATTACCATTATTATTTTCTTCAACCATTGACGTAGAATTTGAAAATCCTAATTCATAAGGTTTTGTTGATGGATAATTATATATTTTTTTTGATTCAATTTCACTTAAAAATTTTTTATCAACTTGTGCAGCCGGTGAATATGTATATAAAGGATAATTTTTTGTCAAAACACCTAAATCGCTCAATCGCAATAATGTTTTTGATATACTAAAATCAACCTTTTGTTCCTCTCCATTAATTACGTCAACAAATCTATGTGATGAACCAATAAATCCTTCTGAAATTAAATATCGTAGGTCGTCATTATTTCTTTCGCTGTAATTTAATATTTGATAACGATTTGGCACAAGTGTACCTTCTGTATTAGCTGTTCCTTCTTTATGATTTTTTTGTACACCTGATTGCCAAAATGTAAATGGATTACCAAAATTTGTCTGAGTTTGTTTTAATAAGGTTGATAAATTAATATAGTAAATTACATCTGGCCCTGCAAAACTTGAAAATAAAAAATAAGGCAGTCCATCAGTTGAATACGCCTTTTTTGTTACATATATTATTGCTTCTATAGGATTTAAATTTGGTATTACAACCTTTAGTGTTTCCTGTGATTCCTCATCAGGATTAATTGTCGCAAATTTTCTTTTTGGAATGTAATCTAATATAATATTTTTAATTATTTCAGATGGTTTTCCTTCATAATATTTGTTAACATTTATTAAATTTGATTCAAATTCAACATCTTCGACCATATGAAATGCATAAATCTCAACTGAATTATTATTTATTTTTTTTGATTCTATAATGTGGTCTAAATAAAATGTTTTTATTATTTCCTGTGAGTTTTGTCCAATTTTCTCAAATGATATTTTTATTGTTTCCTCGCCTGTAAAAATCATATCGTGAATAACATTATTAAAATCTGATATGATAATTTTGCCAGTTAAAAAAGGTTTGTTTATATCCTCGTAAATATTTAAATCAGTAATACAACTACGAATATCGTATTTAACATCGCCTAATTTTTCACTTGTTAATATTGCAGAGTTTAATCTGTAAGGAGAGGCATTATCTCCATAACTACTATTATTTAAAGCCATTTTTAAGACCTAATTGCAGATTGTATTGCATCAGTTACCTGTTGCACAACTCCTGCTTTAAAAATTCTAATTTCTTTTAAACTATTGTTAACACGAACATAATTATCTAAATTTGTTATTTTTGTATTTGATGCACCAGTTAAATCAACCACACCAGAATCACTGACAATATCAACGTAATTACCATCGCCATCTTCAAAATGATGAGTTGCTAAATGTTCATCAACAACACTATTAATAACAAAACTTACATTGGTATCTGTTGACAGCAGTGCAGTTTCACCAGCATTAAATGATACCTTACCCTTTACCGTAACATGACCTAAATCCAAATTTCTATTAATGATTTTACCTGATACACCAGATGATTGCCCAGTAATTGTCGAACCAGGTAATATTTTTTCTCTGGTCTGGCCAGTTGCTGTAAATAAATCTTGAACCAAATTTGTACTAGTTGTAAGCACTGTATCAGGATAATCCTTTTTGGCCTGAGCCAAAAGTTCTGATTGACTTAAAGGCCAACCTTGTTCTCGTATATTATCATTAAGTAAATAAAATGTCCAATAATATTCTGTTGTTCCATATATTTCCTGTGATATTTGGTCCGGTCTCATATTTTCTAAAATTGTATATTCCTCGTATACAGTAACATTATCCTTAATATCATCGATAACATCGGAGAAAACGGACAGTTGTTGAAAATTTACGGCCTTTTCACTATTACCAAATTTATAATTTGCAGTTGGAAAATTTCTAAAATAACTCATATCCCTTTGAGCCCTTCTTCACTATAAAATGATTGATTTCCTACCTTTTTAGCACTTATAACATCACCTTTACTTAATGGTCTATATTCTGTAAATGTCAGTGACATATCAACTTCAGTTGGTTTTCCTCCTTGGTGAAAGGTCATTGATGATGCATTATAATTATGTTGAATAGCAGACAAATAACATGGTAAAATCTCCATATTAGGTATTGTTCGATACCTCGGAAACTCTTTAGTTCCACCGTATTGAACTCTTATATCAAATAAATTTGGAAATTTATAACCAATTGGTATATTATTACCAAATACTATTTGTTTTGGATATAATTCTTTCCTAAACCAATGTATTATATTTTCAATTTCTATTGATTCCTCTCTTGATAAAGGCACAAATTTAAATGCAAAGGCAAAACTTCTAATATTTACACTTCCAAAACTTGTTCTCTGTACAGGATTTACAGTTACCTGAGTTGCTAATTGAACGGCATCGGAAACCTGTTGTCCGACAAATGGTACGAATCTATTTGCGGCTCTTTGTGCGGCAAGGCCCGCTGCATCTGAATTTAAACCACCTAAAGCTTTAAAAATAGATGTTGTGGCATCTCTTATTGCTACTCCTGCAGCCTGTTTTATATTTGCACCACCACGTATTCCTGCAAGAGCAGCGGCACCAGATATACCTAAATTTGCTGTATTAAGATTAACACTATCAGTAAATTGTAATGATACTGGAACATATAGATAACAAAATTCTGATATACGTTTAATTTGTATTGCTCTTTTTTTATTTGCGGCTTTAATAGCGGCATCACTCTCTGCAAAAAGCTCGTCAAAATCCTCTTGTGATAGGTTTTCTACTTCAACTCCTTCTATATCCTCTAATTGGTCCGCTGTACTCCGAAATGGGTCAAATGTATTTCTAAATCCTTTACCTATTTTTGCAAATATACTATCTTCGTTAATACCACTCAGGTCCTTTAAATTATCCTGTACTGGTGTTATTTCAATTGGTTGAAATTTAATTCTAGCCTTATACTTGTCCTGTCTGTTTTTTGGAAATGTATAATATTGCATTTTTTTTCCTATAATAAATAGTTTTAATTTGTTTTTATTTATATGGAAAAATGGCGTATTCTGGAATATATAAGGTAAAGAATCCAAAGAAATACAGAGGTGACTTTACAAATGTGGTATTTCGTTCTGGTTGGGAGTTAAAAGTGTTTATATGGTGTGATAATAATCCAGATGTAAAAGAATGGTCCAGTGAAGAGGTTATTATACCTTATTTCTATGCAGTCGATAAAAAATATCATAGGTATTTTGTTGATGTAAAAATAAAATATAAAAGTGGTAAGACTGTTCTTGTTGAAATAAAACCAGAAAAGGAAACAGAATTACCTAAGGTTACAAGAACAAAAAAATATATGACCGAGGCATTGACATATGTTAAAAATATGAATAAATGGGAGGCTGCTGAAAATTATGCAAAGGATAGAGGCTGGGAGTTTCAGGTATGGACAGAAAAAACATTACAAGAAATGAAACTTATGACAAAGATGCCTGGTAAATTAAAAACATATAAACCATATAAACCTTATAAAAAACCAAAAAAAATGAATAAATAGAGGTATGTCTAACTTATTTGCAACATTGGAACAAGAGGCTTTTAGAGCGGGTATTACACCTCGAACAAAGGAATCACGTGCATGGTTTCGTAAAAAAGTGCAAGACATGACAATAAGTCGTCAGCAACTGATGAAAGATAAATCATTAAAAACCTCAGGAACAGAGTTAGTTGGTTCGATGAACATGTTTTTTTATGACCCTAAAACAAAAGAAACATTACCTTTTTATGATAGGTTCCCTCTTGCGATTATTGTAGGACCAGCGGAAGGTGGATTTTATGGTTTAAATTTACATTATTTACCTATGACATTAAGAGCAAAATTTTTAGATGCATTACTAGAAAATACAAATAATAAAAAATATGATGCATCAACAACTTTTAGATTAAATTATGAATTATTACAAGGCACATCAAAATTAAAATTTTTTAAACCATGTTTTAAACATTATTTAAATAATCAGTTAAAAAGTAATTTTGCAAGGGTTCCCGCGCCTGAATGGGAAATTGCAACCTTTTTACCAACTGCAAGTTTTAAAAAATCAAGTACTAGTAATGTATATAAAGTTTCAAGGAGTATGATTTAATGGCATCGATTGACGAATTAAAAGGTTTAATTAGTGGTAAAGGTGGCCTGGCCAGAACAAATCAATTTCTTGTACAAATACCTTCATTTAGAACATTAAATATACCTGGAATTACAGAATTATTAGGATTTAGTTTACCAATACCTTCAGTAACTGATATACCTGGAATTATTGATAAAAATCCAACATCAAGAGAATTAGACCTATTATGTAAAACGACATCAATCCCTGGTAAACAAATTTTAACAAGGGAAAGAGCGATAGGCATGCAACCAGAATTGGTAGCATATGGATATGCAGTGCCTGATGTATCAATGACATTTCACTTATTAAATGATTATGGTGTTATGAAATTTTTTGAAGGTTGGAAAAGGTCAATATTAAATGAAGAAACCGGTGAGGTAGGTTATAAATTAAATTATCAGAGAGATGTTAAAATACATCAATTAAAAAGGCCTATATCAAATGAAGAGGTTAAAAAAGGACCATTTGATTTAATATTAGGACCTAATGGTAATACAGTTTATACAGTTATATTGGAAAATGCATTTCCAACAACTATTCAATCAGTTGATTTAACAAATGATTTGGATGCAATTGCAGAGGTTACTGTGCAATTGAGTTATACAAATGTAAGAATAATTGAACAGAATTTTGTTTCTGGTTTGGTTAGATTAGGATTAGGAATATAATATGGCTAAAAGAAAAAGAAGTAGAAATAGTAGAACCTCTGGCGGTGGAAGTAATTACGATACAAAACTACGAAACGAAAACCGTCGTGAATGGAATGAAAGTATAGATAGGTTTATTGCACAGGTACAAGCATTTAATCTTGGAAAAAAGGCAAAACTTACTATACGTAATCCAAATAAAAATGAAACAAACAAACAATTTATCAAAGTTGACGCTTGGGAAGTATTGAAAAGGAGAGCATAATGGCATTACCCAAATTAAATGATGTACCAATGTATACCACTGTAATTCCATCAACTGGAAAACAGGTTAAATATAGACCTTTTTTAGTTAAGGAACAAAAGGTATTAATGATGGCATACGAATCAAAGGACCAGACCCAAATTATAAATGCAATATTAGGTACGATAGAGGCATGTACAGAAAATTTATCTATAAAACAACTAACAAATATTGATGCAGATTATATTTTTACAAATATTCGTGCTAAATCAGTTGGTGAATCAGTAAGTTTAATTTTAAAATGTTCAGAATGCGAGGATGATATACCGTTTCAATTTGACTTAAATAATGTTAAGGTTCCAGAAATAGATAGTAGAAGTAAAACAATCGAAATATCAGATACACTAAAGGTCATAATGAAAATACCTAGTTATCTTGATTTAATAGAAAATGGAGTTTTATCTGATAAAATATCCGAAACCGAGGGAATTATTAATTATCTAGTATCATGTATGGAGTTTGTTCAAACAGAAGAAGAAAACATTTCAATGAAAGATGAACCTTTACAAGAAAAAATAAATTTTATAGAATATTTAACAGTTGACCAATTTGAAAAATTATCATTGTATATGGGTGAATTGCCAAGAATTACATATTCTGTTGATGTACACTGCCCTAAATGTGGTCATCAAAATAAAAGAAATTTGGAGGGTATAGACAATTTTTTTTAATTAACCTCTCTCATGATACATTAGAGAACTATTTTAGATTAAATTTTCAACTCATGCAAAATTTTAATTATTCTCTAACAGAGCTAGATGATATGATTCCGTGGGAGAGAGAGGTTTATTTAACTTTATTACAACAAGATATCGAAGAAAAAAATAGTAGACAAAAATAATGGCAGAATTAAGAGACGTAAATTTAAAACTAGCAGAGAATCATCAAGAATCAGTAGAGATTGCTGAAAAAACTCAAAGTATAATCAGTGATGTAAAATCTGGTCAATCAACCAGTATTAATTTATTGGATAATATTTCCGGTATATTAAAGGACCAATTAAAAATTCAAATGAAACAGGCCAAAATTTTGGAAGGTCAAAGATTTGATAATTTAGAGGCTGCCAGAGAAAATAGAAGAGCCATGCGAAGAAATGCTAGGTTAGGTGGATCTGCTACCGGTGCTGGTGTTGGTGCTATTGCTGGTCGTGGTTTAGGTAATGTTGTTACAGCCG